AACTTCTTTTTAATATTTTGTTTTGCATTTATCCTACCTTGATATTCTTCTTGAGTCATCTCTTTTTCTCTATAAAGGTTAATACCTGCTTTAATATATTGAGTATTGATTTTATTCATTTCATTAAAAATAAGTTCTGCTGCTAGTTTACCTACATCTGAATCTCTACCATCATCTTCGATTGTTGTCTTAGCATTTTGGTAAATATCGCTATCAAAAAATCTATTCATAGCTTGTTTTATATCCATTTTATTAGAACCACCAACATTAATTTTGACAGTATTTACATAAATTTGTAATTTATTATATTCTTTCTTATCTAATTTCTTAGGTACAAAACCTTTTGATCCTACTCCTGTAAAATTAGATCCTCTAATAACTTCGGGTGGTGGAGACATCATTCTTCCAATTAATCCTGTAGCTTCATATAATCTAAAATTCTTGCTTTCGCTAATAGGAGTTGTTGAAAATAAATTTAAACCTGCTTTTTGAGGATAAGTAACAAATTCATTTGTAATATGTTCTACTTGTGGAACAGCTGTACCACCAAGATTATATCCGACTGATTCTCTTATCTTATTAAGAATATTGTCTGCTATTTGTATAAAAGAATCTACTTTATTAAATTCTTCGTCACCATATTTTACATTTTCATTTGCAGTATCACCTGCTCTAGTTTTAGTATCTGGTTTTAAAAACCATTTTAAATCAGAATAATCACCTTCTTCAATAGCTTTTATTTTTGCTATTTCATCTGTCACACCCATAATTCTTAAAATATCTGTTGGTGTTCTTCCTATTCTTTTTAGTAGAGAGGAATAAGGCAAAATACTATTACCAACTTGTCTGCCAACATAATCAAACCATTTTTTCTTTGTATAACTTACACCTTCTTCTGGGTCTGCATTTTCTCCTAAATCTGGTACTGCTGCAATAATATTAAGCAGTTCATTTAAAGGTGCTGTATAAGTTTTGTTAAACATGTTTCTACCTGCAAAAGCAACCCAAACTTTTATGAACTCACCAATATCTTTATCTTTTGTTGACATTGGAGCCATTTCTGCAAAATCTAAAAATATCCTTACAAGAGAAGCCATAGGGTCAGGTATGCCTTCTAAGCTTTTATATACATAAACAGGTTTACCATTTCTATAAACTATATCTCCATCTTCATCATATTTTAAAGTAGCAACACTATATGGTCGCCACCCATTTTTGTATTTAGAAATCCATTCAACAGCACCATTCTTATTAAAATAATTAGGACCACCACCTGTTAAAAACATGTGTGGTGGTTCACCACCTACATGAGGATCTTCATTGTTTTTGTGTGCAGCTAACATCAAAAGACTTGCATAGGCATAACCCATTCTTATTTGACCAACTGTATTTTGACGCACTAAAGGATCAGGACTTGCTAAGTCAGCCCTTATTTCTGGCAATAAAAATTCATTTACAAAGTTAAGGTTTTGTCTTTTACCTCCTATTCTGTTTTGATAAAATTCATCTATACCAAATCCAGCTTTAAAAGGTAATTGGTCAGGAAACCTTACTACCATAGGAGTATTGACATAAGGTAAATATCTACCTGATTCTTTAAACATATTTGTAGGACTTCTTGTAAATTTTAACCAGAACCTTACAAGAGGATTTTTTATAGCCATATTATTAATAAAGTCTGCACCTTTACCAAATAAATCTTCTGTTCTAATGTCTTGTGTAAATGTTATTTGTTTACCAAATTCTTTAGCTTTTAAAAGTATTCTTTCTGTTACTAGATCAGGAATGAATTGTTGTGGACCTGCACCTAACTCTGGATCTACAAGTCTGCCTATAGTTCCTTCTTGACCTTTTAAAATATAATGTATAACTCCATCAATGTTGCTTTTTACATATCTACTTAGCTCTGACCCACTAAGACCTTTTTTCATTCCTTCGTTAAAAGAATAAAATGCTGTAGCACCAATAATGTTAGGAGTTTGTATTAATGCGTCATTTGCTGTCATTAATCTACTAGGTAATCTTAATGTTTTACCAGTAAAATCAATAGCATTAAAAGGAAAATATGGTGCATCTGTTGGAATAAGACCAGTTTTTCTTCCGATTGGTTCTATTGCTTTGTCTGCAAGTCTTCCAAAACTTCCTTGATTATCAGAAGAAATCATAAATCTTTGGCTAACTTGACCTTTCATGTTGCCAACATTTACAAAATTATCTTCCATATCCCATGATCTTTTCCATGTCTGTGCTGCAAAATCAAGGTTATAAAATAAAGCAAATAAATGTTCTTTAGCAGCTTTTAATTCTGTCACATTATTAGCACCTGCAAAATTATTTAATGAACGCATAAAGGTCATAGCGACACCAGAAAATAAATTTACTTTTTGTGTGCTTGGTCCTGATAAAACAGCATTAATACCAATCTCATTCATTACTCGACCAAAACCTTCTAGACCTTTCCATACATTAATTACGTTGCCACTTTTAACTGCAACTAAATTTCTTGCATCACCTGATATATCTTTTATTAATTGTGATTGTTTTATTAATTCAGAGTAATCTCCTGTCTCATTAGCTCGTCTAACAGCATCTATCATGTCATTTTTTAAATCTACATTTTGTTGTATTAACTCATTTAAAACTGGTGATACATCTATAGATTCTTCTTGTAATTTTCTCTTTGCTGCTGGTGTAAGATCCATTATTTCTGCTGGCTTTTTACCTTCTAAACCTACATCTGGTTTCATACCCATAGTCTTGAAGGCTCTAGCAACTCTAGTTCTTGTACTAAGACCCATTGTTAACCAATCATCAACTTCATCTAATGCTTCTATAAGATTGTTAATTTCTGCTTCTATAAGTTTTGGATTCTTAGTTTTATAAGTCTCCATTAGTTTGTCATTTATTTTTGCAACATTTTCTGTTTGTAAAATTATTTCTTGTGCTTCTGCATAAATCTGTTCATCATCTGGAAACTCATCATATAGTTTTGATTTAAGTTGATGTCTTTCTTTTAATAATTTAGAGTTAGCAATACTAACAACATTGTCATCTTTAGGTGTTTTATTACCTGCAAGCAAATCTAATGCTTTTGCTTTTGTTTCTTGTTGAGATTTTCTTTGTGTAATTGGAGGTAAAGTATTTTCATCTTTTTTCTTTCTTATATTTGCTGCTAAAAATTCTTGTTGTCCTTCTTTTAAATTTGGATTCTTTTCAATAAAACTAGCTTTTTGTGGATTTTTATTGACATCTCCTAAATCTAATTTTTTATTTGCAGTTTTATTTAAAACAGTATTTACTTGATCTTTGTATGTTATGTCTGCTGCAATCTCTATAACTAACCCTTTTGTATTAGAAGGTGATGCGGTAGCACTACCTGTCTTGTCAGTAACAAAAGCTTTTACTTTTTTATGTAGTTCTGCACCATGTTTTCTGATTTCTGCTTCTGTAAACCCTTGAGTTATAAATGTCTGTAATATTTTTTTCTCCTTATCTATTTTAAATTGTGTATCAGGTGCTTTTTTACCAAGTCTTAAAGAATATGCCATCTTATCAAAATCAGACTCAAAAATAATTTTGGCACTACCATAATTAGGTTTTGTATTTTTGTAAGCAGAAGGCATTACATAAGTTCTTATTTCATCTCCTTCTGTTTTTGGTTTTACTTGTTCACCTGTTGTCTGAGTTTTAATTTCATTTTCAAGATCAGTTTTACTTACTCCTTCACTATCTAATTTTGTATTGATAGCTTCGTTAGCTTCGTCAATAATTTCTACAGAGTCATTGATAGTTTTCTTTTCTTTAATAGTCAAACTACTATCAATTTCTTTAATTGTTTTTCCTTTGTATTTAACAAATATATTATCTAGACCTTCTACTGCACCTTTAAAACTACCTCCAAAAGTAGTACCAAGACCTAACGCTAACCAATATTCTTCTGGTGCTACTTCATCTCCAAGTATATCTCTTAAAAAAGTTTCACTAACACTTAAACTACCTCCAAAAGCAGCACTTCTTCTTATACCCTTCCAACCTTTTGCACCTACACCAAAAGGAATCATTTGAATAAGACCTGCTGATATAGCTTCTGCTTGACTTATTTTGCTATTATCACCTGCTAAATTTTCTCTACCTATTCTTGTTTTCTGTGCATTAATATTTAAGCCATAACCAATACTAAATTGACCAACAAGATAAGATCCTATTCCATAAGGACCAAAAGTTAATAGTGGTGCTAAAGCAACATCAGCAGCAATACCACCACTAATTTCAATACCTAAACTTTTACCTAACTTGTTTAATTGTGCTTCATTATCAGCTTTTACATCTTGAATATTAAAATTTTTAGTTTCATAAAACTTTCTTATATTTAATAATCCATTTTGAAATTTATCAGACTCTAAAACATCTCTAGGTATTTGATTGTTATTGAATTGATTATATGAATAACCCAATTCTTTTTTCATTAACTTATTAATGTTTTTCAAATCATTAGGTCTTTCAATAGGTTTATTACTAAAACCCATATCAGAGAATTGATTTCCTTGAAGAAAATCAAACATAGTTAAGTAATTTAATATTGCAGGTGAGACAGAAGCAGCTTTTTCTCCTTCGTCTTTAACTGTCATATCTTCAAATATTTTTCTAGTAATACTAAAATCTTGTTCTTTAAAATCAAAAACATCATTTTGATTTAAAAATAAGCTATTAACAGTATCACTAAAATCAAACTCAGTATTAAAATCTATAAGACTTAGGTTCTCGTTAAATAAACTACTACCGAAATTTGATTTAAAACTTGTTTCGTTCTGGTTAGTTGTTGGTATATTTTTTTGTTTGTTTTCAGAACTAAACTCTAAATTATTAGTTTGTGTTTGACCACCAAATTCTAAGTTAGCATCATTATTTGTTTCGTTAAATTCTAAGTTCGTATCTTTTTTATCTGTATCTGAAAATTGTAAATTTGAATCTGTCATAATTTAAAACCACCCTTCTTTGATACCACGATCAATAATACTTAATACATTTTTATCATAATCTGGATTGGTTGCATAATCTTCAGCTTGTAGCATTTTAATTGCTTCTTTAATACTGTTTGCATTTACTATACCTTTTCTACCCAAGAAGTTATCATTCCATTGTTTCTTGTATTGCATCATCATTGCTCTAATATTATTAAATGTTTTAAAGTCTGCTTCTTCTAGTTGTTCACCTTGACCTCTAAATTCAGTAGTTAATTTTCTTTCAGATTCACCTCTTTTAACTTCTGAAGATGTAGCTTGAAGACCTAAGAAATTATTTTTTGCTGATTGAGTTTTACCAAAACCTGTTTCTTCCATAGCTTGTGCAGCTACAAGTTCGGGATATTTAATACCTATTTCTTTAGCAATATTATAAATAACTTGGAAATTATGTTTTTCTCTAACAGGATTAAATGGATGGTCTTTACTTGTAATCAGTTTATTCATGTCAAACTTAGGAGCATCTACTTTGTCTAAATCAGTAATACCTTCTGGAATTACTAAAACATCACCTATTTGAATTTTATTAGTTGTCATTCCATTTGCTTTTTTAATAGCTTCAACAGAAGTGTCAAGATCATTTGCAATACCAGATAAAGTATCACCAGAACTTACGTCAACTGTTGTAAAACCACCTTCTGAAAATGCACCACCTTCAATCCCAAGACCTTTAAAAATTTCACCAGCTTCTTTTTCTCCTTCATAACTGGTCGGATCAAATATAAAGTTATCAGCATTGTAATAGTCATATCCACCTTCACTTGCTGATTTGCCTGATTTAATTTTTTTTAGATCTTCCTTATAATTAGAAATTATTTCTTGGTATTTAGTTTCTTTTGCTGCTTCATTGGCATATTGTCCTATGCTCCATTTGTCTAATTCTAATCTAAAGTGTTCATCTAAATCAAATTTTTGTTGAACGTATTGTCCTTTAACTTCTAAAGTAAATAATCCTCTCTGACTTAAAACCCTATCTCCTTGTTTTATAAGTCTTTTTAATTCTGGTCTTGATTCAAACAAACCTTTATTAGTATTGCTATCAACATAATTAAATAATCTATTAAAATTATCTACATCTTCTTTTGTTGCTGCTGGACCTAGAGTTTCCATAAAGCCATATAAAGTTGTCTTTGCTTGTTGTTTATCCTTAAATTCACCATTATTATATCTTTTGTGAAAGTTTAACCACCAAGCATCTACGTTGTAGTTTAAATCTGCATATTTTTCTTTTATAAATTCAATTTGATCTGGAAAATCTTTTGTTAAACCACTTATTATGTTTGCATTATTTCTAATAGTGGCAAAACTTTTAGTATTGTAATCTAATTGTGAAAGCCTAGTATCTATATCTGATTGCTCTGATAGATTTGCAAATTTAACTTCTTCTTCTTTTTTATCATTTATAACTTTAAAGGTTTCTTTTAACATTACATTAAAACTGCCATCTTTATCTGTGAAATCACCTAATTTAGTTTGTTGTGGTCCTACTCTTAATTCTTTTACAAAATCAATAAGATCATATATTTCAGCTTCAGCTTCAATCCAATCTAATTCACCATCTTCAAAGTCACTAATAATTGTATTGATGTTATTTTGTGTATAATCAACAATTTTTTTAGGTGATACGCTATCTGTTAAACCATAAGTAACCATATTATTAATATTATTTTGAACATTATCTAACTTGACAAATTTATCATCTATATCGTCATTATCTTCATTAATACTTCGGAAATTTATAAGTATAGAATCACTAAAACTATTTTCAAATATACCAATTTTTTGTTCTGATCTTTTTTCTTCGTGATCTTTAAAGACTTCTTGTAGAGCTAAGTTTTGACTTGGAAAAAAATGTTCATTTAATATTTCTGGCCTAATACCTTTTGTATCTGTTAATTGAGTTGCATTAAAATCTGATAAAGCTACTTCAAATTGTTCAGATCCAACATCAAATTGACTTAGTGGCATAGGAATTACACCATCTTTAGTTTCAAATTGAACAACATACTCATCAAAAAACTTTTTAGTTTTTGCTTTTGATGAGTTACCTAAATTCAAAGCTATTTGTTTTTCTATTCCATACTGCGTGTAAATGTTTCCACCAATAAAATTCCTAGCAAATCTTTTACCTTCTTTTGCTTCTAATTGTTTTTTTATTTTATTAATTTCTGTAGGAGTAGAACCTAAGACTTGATTTTGACCAGCTAATACACCTTCTTGTTTTGCTTTATCTATTTGAAAGTTAACAAGTTTTTGTAATGTAGGGTTTATAGATTTTAAAGTATCAGCCAACTCCATCAATCCAGTTTTAGGTAAAACGCTTACAGGTTCAACAAAAGTATTTACAGGATTTCTAGAACTTTCACCTGCTGTACTTTGAAAATTTGTAGTGCCAACTTGTAAAACCATAATTAGATAGCTGCTGCTCCGAGATACATACCGACACCTTGAGTACCGATATTTAATAAGGTTTGACCTAGACTTGGTATAGCGTTATAAGCTTCATTTATATTACTTTGTAATTGATTTCTTCTACTGTCAAATTGTGATTCTGTTTGTTGAATATTAAATAGATACTGTCTATTCATTGATTCAATACTCTGATTTATTTTTTCTCTATAGTTAGCAGCTTGTCTATCTTGATCCATTAATAATAATCCTACAGTTGAACCAGCTTGTTCTGAAGCTATTATAGATCGACTAGCTTGTAAAGCATCAATAGTTTTAGCAAACTTATCTTGTGCTGCAAACTTTTCTTCTTCTGCTTTTCTTTCTGAAAGAGCTAATTGTCGTTGTCTTTTGTCATCTTCTGCTGATTGGTTAGCTATCAATGCTTGGTTATAAGTTTGATTAGCTCTATCTTTAGCAGCAGCCCTACCGACAAAAGCATTGGCTACAGTAAGACCCAAGCCTATATTCAATGCTGTGGCAGCAGATATACCACCTGCTACTGCTGTTGTAGAACCTGCTCCTAATAATGCAGCACCAACACACATCTAGGCAATCCTCAGAAATTCGTAGAAAGGTTTCTTTTGTTTACCATAACATTCATGTAGTTTCACAAAAGTAAACCCAAGACTTTTTAACCATTTTATAGCAGAAGTGTTCTCTGCATATACATAATTATAAAGTATTTTATAAGACTCAAGTAGATTATCAACCCAATCTCTGCCTTGTCTTATTAATTGTATTCTATATTTTTTATTATCAAACAATTCATCTGTAGCAATACACCATATGCAACCATCTTTAAATACACCACATAAACCTATAGGCTGGTCATCATCAGAAGCAATAGTCATATTAGTTTTACTACCTAAAAAAGTATAACTAAGTGCATCTTCTGGAGTCATATCTGTTTGATAGAAAGATTCAAGCCTGTCCATTTCTCTCATGTTTTCTACTACAAATTTAAAATCTTCTAGCTTAGATTTTCTTAAATAACCCACTATATTCTTCTGCTCCTTATATGAAAAGTACCTTCATACTCTGCACCTGCTAAACGTGTAGGAAGAAAAGTATCATTTTTTATATCTATATCTACCCTATCAGACTTACTCATTATAGGTACTTTAAATGTACCAGTATCAAGGTTTATCTGACCGATAGCAGCAGACGCAGCACCAAGCAGACGACCAGTAAATTTATGAGTACTTGTGTTTCTATTCTCAGGTGTTACTTCTACTTTAAAAAATCCAGCTTCTTCGTACTTTATATAAAAATGATGTAGTTGTAATCTTGTACCTACATACTCAGGAGAACCAGCACCTTGTTCTGTTAGTCTTTGCTTACTAAATCTGTAGTGCATTTCATAAGGTTCACCAATAATAAATTTACTATTTCTATAGTCTCCTATAGCAGTAATAGTAGAAGTAGATCCATTTGTTGTATTAGAAGTACTCAAGACTTGTCCTGATACAAGAGTCTTTGTATTGCCTTGAGCATCTACAAAAGTACTTGTTTCTCCATTAGCTAAATATCTACCAATTATATTCATGCTTGCTCTTAATCTATAAGGAACTGTAAAGGTAGATAGACCAGTACCAGAGCTATAAGATACTGATACACCAGTAGTTGCTTCAGTTACTTTATGGTCAAGATGATATTCAAATTCTGCATTAGGTTCTTTAAATTCAGTTTCAAATGGTATCTTTTCTAAAGTTACTTTGTTTGCTTCTTCAATAACTGCAAACAAATCTGTACCAATAAAATCTACATTTAAGATAGATCTATTTGTATTGATTGTATAAGTAAACCAAGCACTTAATGACTTGCCTTCTCTTCCATATAACCATCTATATACATATAATTTATTAGGATCATCTGAACCTAATAAGACAAGAATATCTTGATTGGTTGATACTGCCATTTTAAATATATTGCTTGGTATCAGTCTTGGTACATGGATAGTTATGTTTGCTGCATCTCTTATCTGTGATTCTCCTTGTAAAATATATTCTCTAATACCAGCAAAAGATCCTTTCTGAGTTAAAAAGTAGATAGAACTACCAGAAGGTACAGGTTGTGCAGCAGAACTACTTTCAAATTCAGTTATTACCAGTACGTTAGCTGTCTTAGGTGTAAGGTTATCTGCTGAACTTGCTAATACAAACTGAGTTTGTTCTGAGAAAAGTATTAGTTTCTCTCCCATAGTTACTGCACTTTTTAATATCGCTACTTTTGTATGAGAAGCAGCCACATCAATAGGTTCATTATCTAAAACAGATACAACTGTCTCAGGAAAGAAGTTAAAAAATTCAGATACCCTAGAAAGAATTACATTATCACCTGCAAGAAAACCTAATCTGTTTCTAAAGAAGAATACGTTATTAATTTTTTGACCAATAAAGGAAGGATCAGGTGCAGATATAACATCACCTACAGTTCTTTCTCCCCATTTAGGTAATGTAAATGATTGACCACCTGCTGTATAAGTATCACCATCTACTCTTGCAAATCTAAAATTACCATCTGCTTGTCTTATCAAGACATGGGGCATAGTGGCATAGTCAAACTTAAAAGGAATACCAGCTTCTACTGTTTCTTCCCATTGCCCTTCTTCAAAAGCACCACCATTATTAGTAACAAATTTTACATAGTAGTTATCAAAGTTTGTATCGTCATCTCCTTTTATTTCTACTACATATCCATTAGGTGAAACTGTTGGTAGATCAGTAAACCTTTGTACTGAATCTTTTATTATTGTCATCTTGGTATCACCTTGAGTATCACTACCATCTATAGAAAAATTAGAATTATCATTTTTTCTTACATATAAAACAGGACCATTTCTAGCAATCGTAAAACCAGACAGACCAGAATCAAGACCAGACTTTAAATCAGCAGCTATGGTATCTGTACTAAGAGTAGAATCTCCAGAAGTATCATCAGTAACCGTAACTCCATCTATCGTTACTGAGTAGGTTGTATCTGCTGTTGCCTGATTAATAAATATAATTGCTTTTGTTCCAGTACCACCGCTAAGAGTAGTGTCCATTGCTGCTGTAATACTTGTATTAACTACAAATGTAAAGTCAGCAATAGTAACAGTCTTCATTACACTTCTAGGTGTAGAAGTATTTAAATAGGCAGTACCGTCAGGTTTGTTTACTGTTAGTTCTGTACCATCTAATTCAAAAACTTTTACATTTCCATTACTAAATACAGCTACATATCTTTCACTTAAGTCTCTATTAATAGTTTGAATATGAACATTACCAAGGGTTGAAGAAGATAAAGCAGTTACATATTGAAAACCACTTCGTTTTGTTAGACCAAGAACAGGGTTACTATCTGCATTGTCTTGTATATCTGCATGATCTGGTTGCTTTAAAGCATCCGAAGACTGTGATATACCTCTCAATAATGTAGGTATAGCTCTTGATATAACAGGCATAGCTATCTAATTAATGCACTAGAAGGATTATAAGTATCAAAGATACTGGTAAGAGAAGGATCTCCTCTTAATAAATTATGATCTGCATTTGCATAATCTGTCTCTGTAAGTATAGTTCTTGCTCTAACTTCATCTTCTTGTGTATATGTTCTTAGCCCTTGATCTCCTACCAACCTATCAACAAATACTCTTGCAGCTTTGATGTTGATATATCTTCTTGCCTGTTCTGGAATCTCATCAAAAGTTCTAAAGTAAACAACAGTACAAATTAAATCTTCTTCAAATTCAAACTTATTATTTTGTCTGTCGTATAATTTTAATCCACGTTGTATAGGATCTATTGTTGGATGTTGATGTATATTTGCATCTACTCTTAAGACGTTAGCTGGCAAACTAATTTGATTTGATCCATTTCTAGTAAGAGTTACATCTATCTCAGTATTAAAAGACCAACCTTCTGACTGTACTTCTTTATTAAATTCAGTAAGAGTTGATCTGGCAGTTACAGCATCTACTGGAAGTGTGCCTGTCAAACTATTTATTGGAGCTTCCGCTATAGCAGCTAACATTATGTTGATTGCTTCAAGCTCTGTGGTTGCAGCTACAGTCATTGTTTAATACTTTTTTATTTTAAGTGAATCCCTCCCACCTTTTTTCTTCTTCTTCTTTTTCTTTGATGAATACATAATGATAAAAAAAAGGGTATCTATTAATAAGATACCCTATAAATTGAAATTAAGAAGCAGATAACTTAATAGTAGCTGCACATTCTGGTCTTAGGATTCCATGACCTAACGCATACTTAGCAACCATTAAGGTTCCTTGATACATTATGCCATAATCTGAACCAGAGATCTCAGTAGTCATATCCATCAACTTAACTGTACCAACAGCCGACTTATGGAAAACTAAACCAATAGTCTTACTGTCGTCACCGTTGTAAGCGTTGTTCTCACCTGATGCTGCTGATCTGTTTGACTGAGGTACGTTGTTAGACATCATTACAGGGATGCCAGCAACTTGTTGTACCTTACCAGAAGCAAACGAACCATTACCTTGTGGGTTAAAGTCTGTGTCTACAGTTCTAGTAGCAGATTCAGCAAGCTTGTAGTACTCAGCAGGTGGTAGTACACAGAAACGATCTGTTGGAGGAATGTCTCTTTCATCCATTGTCTGTGCAATATCATAGATAGCTGCTGCTATCTCATCACCAGTAACATCAGAAGATGCTGTATTACCATTAGCAAGTGTTAAGACAATACCACCATTACCACCACTAAGAGTAGTAGAAGCTCTGGAAGCATTAGCAATTTGCTTGGCTACGTTTTCATCATACGTTTTAGCTAGTGCCTTTCCTAGCTCATCAGCGTAAGTTGCTCTTACGTCATAATGATTCTTGAGTTCATCAATGTTAGCAATGAAACTCTGTGCAATTAGAAGATCATCTATTGTGATAATCTTTTCATTTGCCTTGATTTGGTTTGCTCCTACCAATGGATTTCCGACTGTATGATAAGCCGCAGTCGCAGTTCCTA